TAACCAAAGACAATCTACCCAAAGACAATCGACCCAAAGACAATCGACCCAAAGACAATCGACCCAAAGACAATCGACCCAAAGACAATCTAATAGAGAACAACCACAGCCTCCTCAAAATAATAATCAAACTACTTATACTGAAACAATCGAAATTGAACCTATTATAACATCTGTATCTTTTAATCCATTAGATACTAATTTAAATTCTGTATTTAATAGATTAACAAATACATTTTTAAATTTATCTCAATCCACAAATGAAGCAATCACACTACATAACTTAAATTCTCTAACAAATCTAATAACAACAACTGATAATAGAGAATTTTTAAGCGAAACCGAAAAATGCTCTATATGTAGTGAACACTATAATGAAAACCAGATTATAAGACAAATTATACGATGTAATCATAGTTTTCATCACCAATGTATAGATACTTGGTTGTCTACAAATTCGACGTGTCCTATATGTACTACAAACTTAAATACTACACCAGAAGTTAGTCAATCTGGTCAACCAAGTCAAACTAATATATAATATTATATTTTACTATAAGAACTTCTTTTATTTTTTCTCATAAAATTATATAGACATACTATAAATAATATCCCAACTAAAAATATAAGTAATATTAATGCCCCAATATTTTTGGTTTGTGCTTTTGAACCACTACAATCATTTTTACTTTTTAAAAAAAACCCCACATTATTTTTAACTAGTAATAACAACGGTTCATATTTTGATTTTAATAAAACACATTTAGAAGGTGTTCTATCTAAAATATCTTCTGGAAAATAATTAAATGATGTACAATTATTTAATAATGAACATTTTTTTCCACACGTTTCGCCACTTAATTGAGTGTAATTTGATAATATAGCAGAAGTGTTAGAATATTTGTTATAAAATATTGTATAATTTTGAATACAATCAGGTAATATAGGATTTGCTTGCGATACAGTTAATCCTATAAAAAATAATATTAGTATATTTTTAATAAACATATACTAAATATTATAATAATATTCTTTATATAATTTGTTTATTAATTAAAATATTTAAAGAATATTAAAATATTGTTCTATTTATAATGTTTCATATGTTTGCTGGATGTTCAGATGAATGTATAAAAGCGATAATAAAAGCAAAACAGGGTAAAGGAGTACATCCATATACAAATCCACATAATCCTAGACCACGACCTAAACGACCTATAAATTTACAAATTAAAGAACCTATTAGTATAAAACCTACCCAAAAATTTGTTATAACCCCAAGTATTATAGAATCAAAAAAAAAGCCTATTATCACTGAATTAAATCAAGAAGAATCTATATGTACTAAACCAGAACTAGCTAAAAAAACTACTGATACAGAATTAGATAACGACGAATCTAATAAGAACATTAAGCCCAAATTAGACAGAGAAGAAATTAGTGATACTGAATTAGACAGAGAAGAAATTAGTGATACTGAATTAGACAGAGAAGAATCTAATGAAAAACAATCTATTAGTAATGAATTAGAAATAGATACTACTGATACACCTAAAACTTGGTATAATATCTCAATATTTAGTAAATATTTTACATAATTACATTATGTAAAATGTGGAAACATTATATTAAATATGGAAGAAATCATATACTGTAACAGAATATTATTAATTTTAAATTAAATAACTTTATATTTATTTTAATTTAAGATTAATTTAATTTAAATAATTAATTAAAATGAACGAAGAAACTATTTATTGTATTTTTTGTTTTGGAATTAACAATTTAATAAATAATGAACAATGTCTATGTGATTATTATTTCCATAAAAATTGTTTTTTATTATGGATTAAAACAAGTACGAAAAACTCTTGTATTATATGCCAAAAAATAATAAATACAAATCGCTTAATAACATATAATCATAGTATTATTAACATAAACGATGATTTAGATGATTTTATAACAATGAATGAGGATATAATACCAAGAATAAACTTGATTTATAAAAAAATATGTAAAGGAATTGTACTAGTATTGTTTTTAACATTAATTATAGGAATAGTTTATATGCTGTTTAAGTTTATTTTTACTGATTTTTCCCCCTCCTATCCAGACTAATCATTCACTCTTATAAACATCTGTTAATACTCTGGCGGATGGGTCAACTACATCACCAGACCATTTTGGGAGCCAGTAATATGGAATAGTTTTATCTCTTTTAGGATAATGTTTATTAAAAAGTTCTCTGTAATAAAGCGCTTCTTTAAACATAGGAGGATTCCATTTATAACTTTCTTTAATATCATAAAACTCCTGATCGGTATAAATTTTTTCTACATTTTCTTGGATTATCTCAAACCATCCTTTTTTCTGACTGGATACCCCATCCGACATCGCCTCCTTAGTTCTCCATAGAACACTATCTGGTAACAATTTACCATCATCAAAAGCACTCCTTAGCAACCATTTTTCGATACCATTATGAGATGCTATTTTATATTTAGGGTCTATAGACATATAATAGTCTAAAAAGTCCTTATCTAAAAATGGGACTCTAACTTCTAGACCAGAACCCGCGGTTGATTTATCACATCTTAGAACATCAAAATAACACAAATCATCGAGTAATCTAAAGGTTTCGGTTTTAAATTCGGTGTTATTTGGGGCATTGTGAAAATATAAATAGGAACCAGATGCTTCATCACTTCCTTCCCCACTATAAATAACAGCAATATCAGTATTATTTTTAATATATTCTGATAGTAAAAACATAGGGGTTGATGCTCTAATAGTAGTTGTATCATATGTTTCGGTTTGATAAATAACCTGATCTATTGCGTTAAGCATTTCATTCTCAGTAACAATGACTTCGTGATGATTAGATTTTATATGTTCAGCTACAATTTTCGCATATTTTAAATCTGGAGATCCCTCTAATCCAATCGAAAATGTTTCCAACTTTTCTTTATAATTATTTGATAAGAGTGCCGCGATTAGACTTGAATCTAATCCACCAGATAATAAACAGCCTATTTTCCGGTCAGACATTGTGCGTTTTGTAACCGCCATTTCCAATTTAGTTTTAAGTGTATGTTTACTTACTTCTTCCGTATCTTCGTGAGTTTTAGTTGAACGACTAAAGTACTTTGTATATTCTTTTGTTTTAGAATCCCATATATGTCCAGGTTTGAATTGCTTAATAGTGTCACATAATTCGTGTATAGATTTCATTTCACTCGAAAATGCAGTATCACCGTTGCTGTTTTCACCAATAAGCATCGATCTAACACCCAGTGGATCGCGTCCAGCGTAAACAATATCTTTAGTTAAGTCCACCAGGACACACGCGAAAACACCATCCAAAAGAGATATTGTTTTATGAAACCCAAATTTTTTATACAGATGTACAATTATTTCACAATCACTTGTCGAATGAGTGACGATGTTATGATCTATTTTTAATTGTAAATAGTTATATATTTCGCCATTACATATTACTGCAATATTAAAATCATCGGGATGCGTTAACGGTTGGTCACCTTTTTCACTCGTATCATTTACACATAGACGGTGAAACCCTATAAAAATATTTTTGTTTTCTAATCTATATTTTGTGTTGTCTGGACCTCTATGTTTTGTTTTTATAAGTTCTGTAATTAATTTATCTTTTAGAGATTTTTCTATTGTCGATTTTGACAAATAAGCAAATATACCACACATTATTATTATTATTATTATTAAACTTTAAATAATATCAAATTTATATTAAATTGTTTAAAGAATAAGACCGGGTGCAATATGGACATTTTAGTATCTCATTATTTAGATTAGTTAAAATATATTCTTCTAAACAAGTTATATGAAAATAATGTCGGCATGGTAATTTGTGAACGAATACATCAAATTGTTCATAGCATATACAACACGTATCATTTACTATAGAAAGTTTTTCTGTATGTGTGAAGTCATTATAAAATGTTACTTTATTATCACTATTAATCCACATATCCTTTTTTAAACTATAAATATAGTCATATAATGGTTTGTTTAGTTTACTTATAATTTTAAATGTTTTATTTTTAATATTATTAATTATCGTATTAATAGGAATAGGAAAATTAGAATATATTTCTGTTAACACTCCTATGGTTTTTCGGTCTATATATAAACAATCTATATCTAAATGAATACCTAATTTTAATATGTATGTATCTAAATTTCTATAAGAACTTAATTTACTATAAATTATATTAATAAAAAAAAAAGTTTTATTATATTTTATAGTATATATCGTTAAATCAGAAATAAAATTATTATTAAAAGGTTCATTATCTAATACACCTATACTATATTCATTTAAATCTCTTGTAATAATAGGCTTATATATAGATTTTGCATAACAAGTTACAGTATTAATGGTACCAGATGAAAAAAAATCATTTAAAGACATATTTTCAATTAGAATATTTCTAACAAACTTACCATAAATAATAACATCATTTTTTAAAAGAGCAGAAATTATTTCATCATTATATAAATCATTGAGTTTATCATACATATTATATAAAAATATATTATTACTAATATTATTATTAAATATTATAGACGTTTTTGTGATTAACAGGATAATTAATCCTTTAGGATAATTAATCCTTTAGGATAATTAATCCTTTAGGATATTTTAAATATACTATTATTAAATAGTATGATTAAATTTACAGTACTTTTATTATTATTTATTTGTATAATTCTAAAACAACAATTATATATTAATTTTGTTGAGGTTAATAGTGATAGTAAAATTTTACTTAAAAATATAATTAAAAGTTATATTTTTAATTTTAGAAATAAAAATGAAATTAAGTTCAAAACAGGTCATACTATAGGACATACTATAGAAAAAAAAAACTTAGTAGATTTTTATTTACAGAACATAATAACATTTACAGATAGAGATAAAGAGAGTATCTATTTTTATATTAATTATATTAAAAAACAGTATAAAAAATATTCATTGATAACACATTCTAAGTGGAACTTTATTAAAATTTCATATAAGTTAGAAGGAAGTATGCCATTTACATTAGATAATTATATTTTTTTATCGGATCGACTTCTTACTAAAATATATTCAGATAAGGTAACCAACAAGAATTTATTAAATAATTGTGAAATGTTTATACACGAAAAAATACATATTATCCAGAGAAATAATCAACCTATATTTAATACATTATATACTACTTATTTTAAAACGATATATTGTAATAATCTAATTATAAAAAATGAATGGAAAAATAAAATAATGAGTAATCCAGATGGACTAAATATAAATTGGATTTATAAATGGAATAATAATTATTATTTACCTTTATTAGTTATAGAAAATAATAGTTTAGAGCAGTATGTTATAAAATTAATAAAAAATAAAGATACATATACTACAACTGAAGAATTTAAATTAATTACAAATTTTGTTCCATTCATGTATTTTCCATTAAATGCATCCTACTATCATCCAAATGAAATATGTGCCTATATAGTTTCTAAATATATCATAAATAAAGAGACTATTAATAAAAAAATTATAAAAAATATTCAACAATTAAGCCAAATGTTTGAAATTATATAAATTTAAATAAATAATAAACTTTATAAGTATAAATATATAAAACTATTTATATTTATACTATATATATGAATTTTATAGAAAATGATGAAAACGGATTATTATATGCTAATTTTAATGAGAATAAAGATTGTATAATATTTGGGACTACTATTGGATTTTATGTGTATACTTGTAATCCATTTAAAAAAATAATATCACGGCGAATAATAGGAGGAATATCTATAATAGAAATGCTAAATAAATCAAATATTATGATATTTACTGGAAATGTAAATAAAGGGTTGTATCCTAATAATAAATTAATTATATGGGATGATAACAAAGAGGAAGTAATAGGTGAAATAGAATTTAAAACTAAGATTTTAAATATTAAGATAACAAAAGATATAATAGTAGTTGTAACAGAATTTAAAATTTATATATACAGTTTTATTAATTTAGAATTAATCAAAAGTATTGATCTAACAGAAGAAACAAATGGATTATGTAAAATATTAAATAATAATTTAATAGCATACCCTGATAATGTGTCTGGTTCAATATGTATAAATTATTATACTAAAGATGAAAATAATATTAAAATAATAAATGCACATATTAATAAAATAGAGCTTTTTTGTTTATCTAAGGATGGTTCTTTTATAGCAACTTGTTCTGAAAAAGGAACTTTAATACGTATATTTGATATTGAAAATAATTCACTTGTAAAGGAATTACGCAGGGGGTCAGATCAAGCTACAATAGTAGATTTAAAATTTAATGATGATTTAACCTTATTATTGTGTAGTAGTGACAAAGGCACTATTCATATATTTAATGCGTTAGTTGATGACGAAAATAATAATAACACCAACTTTTATGCGCTAAGTTCATTTAAAGATTATTTACCATCATATTTTAGTTCTGAATGGAGTTATAAACAAATATATTTACCAGGAGTAATAACAATGTCTACTTTTATATCCAATAATAAAATTTTAAGTATAGGAAGTGATGGATGTTTATATAATTTAGAATTTGACAATGTTAAAGCGGAAATAGAAAGTAGTATTAAATTTATATCTAATGATAATGATCCATTTAATAACCGAAAATCTACTATTAAATAAATTTTATAAAATTATAATATTATTATAAAATTGATTTAAAAATAATTTTTAAAATTATTAATTATTAAATGACTTCAGTTAAAAATATATCAGTTTGTATTGCACATATAAATGACATATTTCAAAATGATAAATTAATAGTAGAGGAAGTTAATATTAATTTATATAAAACCAAAGAGGAATTAGTGAACTATTTTAATAAAAAATATAATATTAAAGATAGTATACTAATACATAATCGTGAAATTTTACAAGATTTAGATAATATTGATGATTATTTAATTTTATTAAATAATAGTGAAATTAGTATTAATAGTGAAACCAGTATTAATACAAATACTGTAAATAATTTATTTACATCTATTATTAATAATTTATTAGATAATAGCAATCAACCTATTAATCCAACTCCTAATAATCTCCCTTTTCCAATAATATCTGAAAATAGTGATCAACCTATTAATCCAATCCCAAATATACTTCCAGTAGTATCTGAAAATAGTGAAGCAATAGATAACAACGGGACATCTGATGAGGAAGAAGAGGACGAAGAGGAAGAGGAGGACGAAGAAGAGGAACGTGAATTAATACACCTTCCCCATCCCCTTCCTCCTGATTTTAGCCTGTATAATTTAAATGATTTTAGTTATTCTAATAATTCTAATTTGTTTATAAACGAATTAGAACAATTAAAATTAATGGGATTTACTAACATTATTTTAAATAAAGAGGCTCTTGTGGTAAACAATGGAGATATAGACAAATCTGTTAATTATATATTAGAGAATAACTATTAAGTATTAAAAGATAATTTCATACATTTTTCTAATGTATTATTATAATCTACAATTGGTTTAGATCTTTTTATTAATAACTCATCATTATTTAATTTGCTTTTATCTATATTAAAATACTTCTTATCCGAAGATGTCTTATATCCATTATTACTAAAATTATACTCTACTTGAGGTATAATAGAAACTAAAGGAGGAACAATTACATTAAAATTTTTTTTATAATTAACATTGTATTCACGAAAATGTTTTATGTTTAAATTTCCACCAAATATTTTTAGAGTTTGACGAGGCGCAGCTAATTTTATTTTTAAATTTTTTTGATTATATAGTTTATTATACATAAAATTTAGTAATGAATACTTTTCCCAAACAGTTTCATTATTATAATTGTCAAAAATATATGCTGCTACACATTCTGGACTACAAAATACCCCATATACTTTAAATTTAGAATCATTATATTCATATGGAATCGCACAAGGTGCACACGAAAAAGGATGAGAACACCACCAACAATATATGGATGTCGATGATAGCCACGTGCTAGATTTACTATTATCAAATTGTATTAAAATATTTTCAGAATAATTTATTGTTTTTTTAGTTGTTAAATTATCTAACTCTTTCTTCCTATTTTCTTTCATTACATTAATAACATTTTGATAAGTATCATATTTATTAGAACTATTATCATACCATTGATTGTTATGTACTGATTCTATATTATTTATAGATTCATCTAGATCGTCTTTTAATGTTGACGTATTATTAGTTGTTTCCAAAAGAGAATCATCTTGTTCGATGTTTGTCTGACTATTTACACTTAAATCAACCGATTCTTCCAAAATATCTGACATATTTTTTTCATCAAATGGATATTGTGAGTAAAACGGCAATTCTTTGTTTGTTATACTATTTTTATGTAAAAAAGCGACGCTATCAATTGGGTTACCTCCGATTATATCTTGCCATCCAACAGGTTCTTTAATATCGGGTGTGTATGTTAATAATTCTACTTCTTTTGAGGTTTGTATAATATGTTTAGATTTAATAGGTAAATGTAATATTATATTTTTTGATTCTATTTTAGAAATATTATCAGCTAATTCATATGTTTTTTGTTTATATGAACGTCCTCTTTTTCTTGAAACTTTAACACTCTCATTTTCTAACTTGGGTTTAGGTTTTCGTCCTCGTTTTTTAGGAATTTTTATTTCAGGCGGGTCTGTCTTTATTTTAGGTTTTCGTCCTCGTTTTTTAGGAATTTTTATCTCTAATTCTACATTTGGCTTTATTTTAGGTTTTCGTCCCCGTTTTTTGGGAATTTTTATATTTATTATTGAGTTATCAGCAGACACTTCTGATTCTGATTTATCAGCAGACACTTCTGATTCTGATTTATCAGCAGACACTTCTGATTCTGATTTATCAGCAGACACTTCTGATTTTGAGGCTGATTTATCTATTGATAATTCTGATTTTGAGTTTGAGTTATTACTAGATATTTCTGATTTATCACTAGACAATTCTGATTTTGAATTTGAATTTGATTTATCACTAGACAATTCTGATTTTGAATTTGATTTATCACTAGACAATTCTGATTTTGAATTTGATTTATCACTAGACAATTCTGATTTTGAATTTAAGTTATTACTAGATAATTCTGATTTTGAATTTGAGTTATCACTAGATAATTCTGATTTTGAATTTAAGTTATTACTAGATAATTCTGATTTTGACTTATCTGCTACTTTATTACTATGGGTTAAACTACTTTTATAATAAAATTTTTTCATTTATACTAATAACATAAATATCCTTTAAATAAAACAACTCTTTAAATAATTTTCTTTTTAAATATAATGGATAAAAATTTCAATACGTTAAGTCCTATTAGTGAGTATGAGTTATTTAGAGATAATTTAAAAACATTGTTAGAAAATGTTAATAAAATAGTTACTTTGATAAAGCCTATGTTATCAAATGGATTAAATATGTCTTGTAAAACCAGTAAAACAATTAGTGATTTCATATGTACTTTTGAGAATAAGTTCGACTCAATTTATACTAATTTATCAAATAATAATCTTAATTTTTCATCTGAAAATATTAAACATTTAAATAAATTAATTAATTCTAATATGATCAAAACAGATAAAAAGAAAAGTAAACAAAGTGTTAATATTCAGCAAGGTGGTTCATTTGTAAATTATTATAATTTTATTATAGACCCTATAAATAATAAAAAAATATCTATATATACAAAACGTGGAATACAAATAATTCATAATTATTTAGATACAAATTAAAAACTCTAACAAATTAAAATAATTAATGAAATTAAAATAATTAATGAAATTAAGATAAAATACAAGCCTCAGGTTTCAGTTTTGGTTTTAAAATATAATTTAGTGGAATCATATATTCGCAAGGAAGCTCAGTAATAATATTTTCGTACACGTTAATTTCCTTGTTACATAAATATTTTCTATAATATTTAATATTATTTTGATCTATTACAGTATTACCATAATTATAATACTCTTTATCTTCCATATCAGATATAATTAAATCCTTTAAATATATAATAGTAATCTTATCATTGCCTATTGGGATTGCGTCAAAATCTTGTTTAAATTTTGACCTAAATCCAATACTACTTATACTATTTTCCTTTTTGGTTTTAAATGTTAAAGTAACATAATGACTACCTGTTTCTATTACCTGACAATCACGTGTAATATGAACCATTAAATTATTATTGACCATTGTATCAAATTCTTCTAAAAAATCCTTTTCTTGAGAAAAAGATTTTACTAAATGTATATATTTATGTATAAAATTAATATCTTCTATACTTCCTACTTTTGCATTTTTATCAAAATTAGACAAACTATGAATACCACGTTGTTCAATAATACATAATGTTAAAAATTTATATAAGTTAGGTAGGTCAGAGTTAATTAGTGTATTAATGCTCATTGTATTAGTTTATATGTTATTTATTTAAGTAATTATTATTAATTATTATTTATTAATAATTCTAAAATAATTTATTAATGATACCAAACAATAACACTATTTTTTAAAACAATATAATCTATTCCACTCAAAGAATATTTTAATAAATCGCCATAATTTCCTATAACTTCTATATAGTCATTTTCTGTTAAAGGGTTATAATTATCATCATATTTATACCATATACCATCATTCGTAAAAAAACATATGTAATGATTCTTATACCATACAATAATACCTCTTAATATTAAGTTTTTGCCATTAATATGTATTATTTCATCTGGTGTAATCTTTAGATATAATATTTTTTCTTTATTTTTTTGTAAACTATAATTATAACTTTGATGTTTCCGTATAATTCCAAAAAATATCACATCCGCACTATCAATAATGAATTCTTCTATATATTTTTTAATTAAAATTGCTTTATCATTTCCAGGGTCTAAATCTTCTAATCGAACCTTTTCTTTATTATCTAAACTTACTATATAATCAGTTCCATCTATATCTATTTTTTTATAACCCTCATATATATGATAACTATTTTCCGGGTATAGTTCTCGTTTATGTCTAATATACCTTGATAATAAAATATTTTGTTTATTTTTAGATAATTTATAAGCTATCATTTTTTTTCTAGGATACCATCTTTCTATATCATCATCATAATGATAGTCAGATTTCTTAAAGTTATTTGTCAGAAATTCATTATTTGTATAAATAGTTTTCAAATTTAGTCGTAAAATAGTCTGTAAATCATCTGGTAATAAATATTTTACTATTATTTTATTTTCAATTTTAATACTAGAAGTAAAATCATAATTATTAATACCTGCGGTTGATTTATCTACTGCTTCATCAAATATACCTAATAATGATGAACTATAATTTCTAGATGGAATATTAATACATTCATAACTATGCCGAATATTATAATCTGTAGTATTAATCTCAAATATACTAAATAAATTAGTTAAAAATTCTAAGGCATCTTGTTCTTCACCTAGAGATAAAAAACCTAACTTATTACTACATTCTGATAAATGAGTTAAAAAAATATGAGTATTAATAATATTATTTGTTATTAATTTAGAATATAATTCATTGAATGTTTTATAAACAGTATTTAAAATTTCTAGAGATTTTTCTATAGTATTTTTATTACAAATATATTTGCTATAATTCGTAGTTTTTATTAATTCTAATTTTAATGGAAGTTTTTCTATAAAATGCGTTTTAACAAATCCAGATATAGTTCCATTAAATATCGGGAATAATAGTAATATTAATACACTATCCGCATAACAACTATTATTATACCAATCTAGTCTACCATAATCTAAAAAATTATTATAAGTTCCTATTATTTGATTAGCTTTTTTAACCCTTTGTGTTTCTTGTAATAACCAATTAGATGGTTTTTTTATTTTTATTTTTTTAGGTATAAGTTTTTTAGTACTGTGTTTAAATTTAAAAGAATTACTAATCTCATTATTACTATTAAATTCTGGTTTAGTAGATAAAATACCTCCTAAATTATTATCGGAAATTATATTTAATACTTTTTTAGGAATTATACCCATTTCTATATCTTTAACCGTATTTTTACTTGTAATTATTATATCATTTGATGTTTGATCTAATAATTTTTTTATAATATTACACATTGTACTTCGTGTTAAAAATAAATTTGTTTTAGAATCTTTTATAGGCATTCCAAGAATTTCTAATATATATTGTAGCTGAAAATCAAACCATTGATATTTAAGGATATCATCATTATAACTATAAATAGTATCATCACAAATTTTTGTTATACCATTTATTTTTAATGTAGGATATATAAAATCTGTCATATTAATATACTTATAAGATTTTATTTTAAATTTAAGTAGAAAATAAAATCTTTTATATATATATCAAATCAAAATGAAAATGAAAAAAAATGTAATTTTGCTTTCCGCTGTAGGATTAGCCGCTTCTTTAAAAGGCTTGGGTAAAGATTCTCGTAAAAATAACCAGAGATATGATAATACTATTAGACGTAATACTAAAAAATATACTAAGAGTTTAATTAAAAAGACTCATCCAGCAACAGGCGAAATTCTAGCCGATGATCAGACATTTACTTATAGTTTGTTGGATGAGTTTAGTTCTGCTGACCCTCAAATCGTTGAGGATGTCTCAGGAGCTGATATTGTTCGTGACCTTTTTGAAGGCCTTATGAACCAAGATGCGGATGGTAATCTTGTTCCAGGTGTTGCGACTGGCTTTACAACGAATGATGCAAAAGATGTCTATACATTTACGCTTCGTGACAATGCAATGTGGTCAGATGGTAACCCAGTTACCGCGCACGACTTTGTATACTCATGGAGACGTTTAGCAGATCCTGCTACAGCTTCACCATACTCGTGGTTTGCTGAAATTATGGCTATTGAAAATGTTGGCGCGGTGTTATCTGGAGAAGCTTCACCTGAAACTCTTGGAGTTACTGCTCTGGATAATCATACTCTTGAGGTTCGTTTAACAGCTTCATTGCCATATTTTGCGGCAATGACAACGCATAGCTCAACTTTTCCAAGCCCTGAATGGGTAGTTAGAACATCTGGTAATGATTGGACTAAGCCTGAAAATATTGTATCTAATGGTGCATATATTTTAACCGAGCATATTCCTAATGAACGCTCAGTAAGAGAGCGTAATACTATGTATTGGAATAATGATGCAACCATTATAGATAAAGTTGTTGGATTAGTTATAAATGATGAGAATACAGATTTGACTCGTTATTTAGCTAATGAACTTGACAAAGGAACTGTGCCTTCAGGACAATTTATTCGCCTAAAGCAGGACTACCCAGATGAAGCAACCTCATTTCCAAGACTTTGTAACTACTATATGACATTTAATTTATCACCCAGTGGCCCGGAAGCATTTAAAGATGTAAGAGTTCGTCAAGCGCTTGCTTACGCTATAGATCGTTCAGTAATAACTGAAAAGATTTTACAAGCTGGACAAATTAATGCCTTTACCTTTACTCCAGGTTCTACAGCAGGCTTTGACGTGCCACCAGTTGAGTTTGGTAATATAACTCAAGCTGAGAGAAACGCTAAAGCAGTTGAACTGTTAAATGAGGCAGGTTACGGCCCAAGTAATCCACTAAGTTTTGAGTACATTTACAACACTTCTGAAGGTCATAAGAAGATTGCGATTGCAGCCCAACAAATGTGGAAAGGGGTGCTTGGGGCGGAGGTTTCGCTTGCCAATCAGGAATGGAAAACATTCTTGAAGACTCGTGGTGCTCAAGATTTTGAGCTTGCCCGTGGTGCTTGGTGTGGTGACTACAATGAAGCATCTACTTTCCTAGACCTTCTTACTACCCCTTCTGGTTACAATGATGGAAAGTATAGCAATGCTGAAGTTGATCAGTTAATGTTAGATGCAAGGACTATGGAAGATGCATCTGGTAATTACACGCGTATTGAAGAGATCTTGGCTAATGAAATGGCAGTGATCCCTATTTATCACTACGCAGGTGTATTTATGCTTAAGACTAACGTCAAAGGCTGGCCATATAACAATGTAGAGCAGAATGTGTACTCTCGCAATTTGTATAAGATTGCGGAGTAATATTTCTAAAAACATAAATTTAAAATTGATTAATAAATAAACATATTTTTATTTAAATAAAAATATGGAATATTTAATAAAAGAAAAAGAAAAAGAAGGAATTATCTTTACATAAAAAACATCAGTAGATACTGAAACTATAAAACAAATTCGTTATATGATTAGACATGAAGCAATTGATAATGCACGCATTATGCCCGATTGTCATAAAGGCAATGGATGTTGTATTGGGTTTACTTCAAAATTATTAGATAAAATTGTGCCTAATTTTGTTGGTGGAGATATTGGATGTGGTATTGTCACTTATCCTTTAGATTTAGAAAAACCAATTAAACCAAAACAATTTAACAGGCATATTAGGGCAACTATACCACTGGGAACTAATACAAATGAAGAAATAATTGAGGACACATATATGGACAAAATTTATAATTTAGCAAATCGAGATGCAGATAATTTTATAAAATTTTATTTAGAGAAATTTAAAATAAATATTACTAAACAAAAACCTTATTATTCTAAAGAATGGTTTGATGAATTATGTGAAAGAATAAAAACAAATAAAGATCATGATTTAAAATCGCTGGGAACTTTAGGTGGGGGAAATCATTTTTTAGAGGTTAACAAAAGTGACACAGGTAAAGAATATATAACAGTTCATAGTGGTTCGAGGAATTTAGGACAAAAAATTTGTAAATATAACCAGGATATTATTACTAGTGGTAAAGAATTAGATTGGAATGATTTTGATGAAAAAGTGAAAAAATTCACTAGAGAATGCAAAGAAAGCAATAAAATCAAAAATTACAAAGATATATTACGAAAGGAAATGATGGAAAAAAGACATCCTGATTATTTAATAGCAGAGGAGGCATTTAATTATTATTTCGATATGATATTCGCACAGAAATATGCTTTAGTGAATCGAGAAATAATGATCGAGCGGTGTATTTCTTACTATAATTTAAATTTTGACCCTGGGAAAAAAATAGAGTCAATACATAATTATATAGATTTTAATGATTTTGTTTTAAGAAAAGGAGCAATTTCTGCTAATAAAGGCAAATTATGTTTAGTTGCCCTTAATATGAGAGACGGAATATTATTATGTAGGGGAAAGGGAAATGAAAATTGGAATAAATCTAGTGCACATGGTTCGGGTAGAATTATTACAAGACAGAAAGCATTAAAAAACAAAATTCCAATAGTAAAAAGATTAGAGAAAGATTTAAAAAATAATGATATTTATTCTACTTCTAATTTAGAAGATATTGTAGACGAAGCCCCAGAATGTTATAAAGAAACAGAATTAATAAAGCAATTAATAGAACCATCTGTTGAGATTATAGAACACTTAAAACCAATTTTAAATGTGAAAGGATAATAAAAATCATCACTATAAAATATACTTAAATATAAATTACGTTTATTATATAGTTATATGTTTCGTGTAAAACGATATTATTCAAAGATAACGAATGTTTACAATGATATAAATTTGCTGTCTAAAAAACCACAAACATCCACAAATCTAAATGGTTTAATAGAATTTGGAAATATTAATAAAAAAAAAAATATAGTGTATGCGTCGCAATATATGTATAATGAATTACCGATTCGATTTGCCCATAAAATTAAAGATCTTGATTCACTGCCATACGATTTATATAATAATCTATATATTAATACAATTAGAAATTGGTATATAACATCATTTGATGATATGCTAAATTTAAAATATCCCACCGATTTTAATGATAGTTTAGAAATGGTATGTACTATAGAAAACATTTATAATAGACATTCACCTACATTAATAACAATGGCGAATGGTATTCAGTCTATAAAAAATGAAAAGATAGATATTAATGAAAACGACATTCAGACTTTTTTAAATAAATTTTATATGAGCAGAATTGGTATAAGAGTTTTATTAAGTCACTATTCTATGATTTTTAAGAAAACAAATACATATGAATATGGTATTATAAATACAAAATGTTCTCCTTATAATATAATAAAAGACGTTACAACAGATATAAATAGTATGTGTGAAAATAGTAATATAGAACCAGTTGAGATTAATATAAATCATAATACAATTACATTTCCATATATTTCATCACATCTCTATTATATTTTATTTGAAGTATTAAAAAATTCGGTAAAAGCTACCCACGATTTTAATAAAACCAAACTACCACCTATTAAGATAGAACTTTTAAATGATAATAATTGGATCATTATTAAAGTATCTGATTTGGGAGGGGGGATTTCGCCTACATCTTATGATAAAATATGGAATTATTTCTATACTACAGCCGAAAATCCAATTAATATTATAGATAATGACTTTAGTATAAATACTCCTTTATCTGGATTTGGATATGGACTTCCAATAACAAAATTATATTTAAAATATTTTGGAGGGCATATTAATATATGTTCTAATCATAATTATGGAACTGACACCTATATATTATTAAGAGTGAATGGGGATTTTAATGAACCCCTACTTTAAATAATTATTTCTTGACACCGCAATATATTTATCTTTAGATCCTATACATATTTGTTCGTTACTATTATTTGTAATTATTCTTTTAGTAAAAATAGCATCTGTTCCATCTAAGGATATCATATCCATAGCAGTTAATTTTATAACACTATCACTGAGGGGTATACACTGTAAAATTTGTCCAAAGGGTTTTCTTCCAGAGTCCCCATCTAATCCAGCTATTATAATAGTTTTATTTTTTTCAGAATAAAGAATAAAATCTTCTAAATCTGGAAAAAATTGCGCTTCATCAATACCAATGATTAATGCATTAATGTATAACTCGGTATTTATAATATCCATTAATTTATTTGTTTTTAATGCGTCTCTTAATTGATTTGTATGCGTTTTAATACTATCCCCTGTACGTGTATCTAGATCACTATTAATTATTAGAGTTTTCATACTAATCGCTTCATAGCGACTAATTCTTCTAATAAGTTCGGTTGTTTTTCCAGAAAACATACATCCAAGAATAATTTCTATTTTATTATTCATTTAATAATTAATAAAATAAATTATAATATAAAATCAAATTTAATGATTAATTAATTGACATTATAAATTTATAAAATTTAATGATTAATTAATTGACATTATAAATTTATAAAATTTAATGATTAATTAATTGACATTATAAATCTAAACATTATTAATAGATTTTATAAATTATTAATAAATACCTGGATTTTAGAAATAATATCGTTAAGCTGTTCTTTATTATTTAAATAATTTTCATCAACATTTATTCTTAATATGGGTATGGTCGTTGCTGATAACCATTCTTCGTGTCTTGTATGAATTTGGTTCAAATAGTTTAGAGGTATCCCAGATTCCTCTGATCTATTTCTTTTATTTACTCTATCAAGAGATATTGTAGGATCACATTCTAAATATACTATACCATTGGGAATATATGCTGGTTTAACCATTATATCATATAAATCATTATATAATATCCAATCAATTTCATTTATTAACTTATTTTCATATAATTCTTTAGCAAAACATTCTCTATCTGTTAATACGGTTCTTTCTGTTATAATTATATCTGAATCTATTAAATATTTTTCTAATTCTTTAATTTTACTTATAAATGCACATATTTGAAAACTAAATGACCATTTTGATTTATCTTTATAAAATAATTCTAATATGTTTGTATTAGAATTATCTTTTAAATTTAGCCATTTATCTATAGGTTCTTTCATAAATTTTTTTTTGTTATAGTCATTCAATAATAAAGTTTTTTCTAATATATTAAATAAAGTAGTTTTACCTGACCCAATATTTCCTTCTATAGATATAAGCATTATTATTTATTAATGAATAACAATATATATATATCAAATTTATTATTAACTCTGTTCAATTTTTCTTCTTGTTTGGCGTATAATTAATTTTTCTAATATTTTTTGTTGTTCACTTAGGGTTGGCTTATCAATAAAATCTTCATCACTCTTAGTATTTTCGGTTTTATGTTTGGATTCCGATTTTTTATGTTTGGATTCCGATTTTTTATGTTTGGATTCCGATTTTTTATGTTTAGATTCCGATTTTTTATGTTTGGATGCAGATGTCGGATTATTATTTTTAAATTTATTTACAATATTATTATTTTTAATTTTATATAGTAATTTATATATATTTTCTAACATAATAGTAATATAATTATAATATAATATTATAATCAATTTATTTACGAATAAATAAATTTGATTACAATTAATAAATATGCTATTTATGTTATTAAATAACATATTATGTCATATAATAAACACTTTGAGATAGAAAAGTATATAGAAAAAATGGCAAATAACCCATATGTTGATGAATTAAAAGATAGTTTAAAAAATCAACAAATTAATAGTATTAAATCTTATTTAAATGATGAAAGTATAAATTATTTGGAAATAGAAACTCTTAAAAACATATTTATAAAATGTCCAAATGAAGACGCACTTAAACAGTTTATAAATAAATTTCAGAATAGTATTACAGATGAATTATCTATTACCGATAAATTAAATATAATTAATACTAATTTAAATAATTTTAATTATAATTATAATTCTTTGTCTAATAAAAATAATATTAATCCAACTAAATTACGAATATCTACAAGTACAATATGTGGCTATTTGGGTACAAACATAAATACAGATAATATATATAAGAATTTTGTAAGTTCTACAATACCTGTTTCGGTTGGAATAGTCGGATGTAAAGCAAATGACTATCCACTAAAAGGATTTTTTAAAAAAAAAAAAATAGCAAATTTTTTTAATAGTGCTACATTAAATATAAAAATAGAAGAAGATAACTACATTAATTTTAAAATATTTAAAAATGGAAAAATACAATTAACAGGAGTATCTTCAGAACTATTAGGAAGAAAATCAATTGATATTGTAATAGATTACATTAAATCTTTTTCGTCTATATCCGATAAAATAATTGATGATATTAAAACTATTAAATTAACAGAATATAGAACAGTTCTAATAAATAGTGATTATTTCTGTGGTTCTCAGCTTCAACGAGAAAATCTATATAAAATATTATATAATAAATATAATTTATCTGTTAGTTATGATTCTGAAAATTATCCAGGAGTAAAATTACAGTATTTTTGGAATAAAACAACTATAAATACTAATAATGAAGGAATATGTTCGTGTACTCCTAAATGTATAGGTAAAGGGGATGGGTTAACCAAAAATAACTGTAAGAAAATCACAATATCTACATTTCAGAGTGGTAAAATTATTATAACAGGTGGACGAAACATCGAACAAATTAATACTGCCTATACATTTTTTAATACTATATTAAAAAATAATTATACAAATATAGTTAAAGAAACTATAGATACAAAATTAATTTTTAATAAAGATAATAAATATTACTTTCTTAAAAAAAATAATATTATTAATTATAATTTATATCGTTCTCTAATTAAATAATTGTAGTGTATTATCATATTTTTTGTATTTTATCTCAAAAATAAAATTTATAGACATAAAATTATTAGGTTCATCGTTTATCTTATTAGGACTATTGTTTATCTTATTAGGTTCATCGTTTATATTATTAGGGCTATCATTTATATTAGGATTATATATTAATTTATTAGGTTCATTGTTTGTCTCTTTGGGTTTATCGTTTATATTATTAGGTTCCTTAAATAATTTATCTGTTATTATATTAGGATTGGTGGTATTTTTATTAGACTTAAAATTTAATAAATTACCATTAGGATTCTTTATTTTTATATTTAATTCTGATAAAGATATTGATGGAATAAAGTTTTTTTTATATTCCACATTAGATTTATTTAATAATTTTTTATATTTACCTAAATCTATATCAAATGTTAATAATGCAAAAGCCTTATTTATATTTTCATTTAATGATTTATAATTAGATCCTAATTCTTCTATTTCTAATATTATATAAGGAAAATCATCAATATTTTCCGTGTTATTTATTTTTTTAGGAAATATTGCAGAAATAAGTTGTATAGATAAAATATTAGTAAAATTATTTATTGCAGTTAAATCTATAGAAAAATGATTTGGGTGTTTCCACTTTTTTATATCCCTATCATTACTATCAATATATATTAATTCTGTTAATTCTATATTTTTTGGTTTATAAATGGATGTAGCAGATTTAATATTATTTTCATTTCTTATATCATTTATCATTTGATTTAGTACTTTTTTTGGTGAATTCTTAGTAATATTATATCTTAAAAAATATTTATCTATAAGTTCCCAAGAAACTTTTATATTTCTTTTTACTAAGACTTTGTATATTATATTTTTTAAATTACTATTATCTTCTTTTTTTTCTAAATTAGTTATATTTGATTTTAATAAAGAAATATTTTGATTTAATCTTAATTTACTTATATTATTAGATTTAAACTCTTTATTAGAGTTTATCTCATTATTAGATTCATATACATTATTATCAGACTCACTCCTTTTATTTACATTATTATCAGACTCACTCCTTTTATTTAAATTTACATTATTATCAGATTCTAGTTTGTTATTAGAGTTTACATTATTATCAGACTCACTCCTTTTATTTAAATTTACATTATTATCAGACTCACTCCTTTTATTTAAATTTACATTATTATCAGATTCTAGTTTGTTATTAGAGTTTACATTATTATCAGACTCACTCCTTTTATTTAAATTTACATTATTATCAGATTCTAGTTTGTTATTAGAGTTTACATTATTATCAGACTCACTCCTTTTATTATATACATTATTATCAGACTCAATCCTTTTATTAGAGTTTACATAATTATCAGATTCTAGTTTGTTATTAGAGTTTAATTCGTCATTATTATAGTTTATCTTGTTATTACTTTCTTGTGAAATATTATCTAGATAATTTATTGTAGCCTTATTTTCCAATATATTATTATTTTCCAATATATTATTATTTTCCAATATATTATTATTTTCCAATATATTATTATTTTTTAATATATTATTATTTTCCAATACATTATATTTTAAAATATCATTTTTAAATTGTATAGGATTATTAGGTTGAATATTATTTTGTTTTAAATCATTATTAGAATATAAATTTTTTTTTTCAGTAAATTGTTGTTCTAATATATTTGTCACATCTTCTTTTTTGTATTCGGTATATGATGTATTTATATCTTTAAAATTAATAAAATTATTGTCCATAGGTTGTATAATTGAGTGACTCTGTTTATATCTTTTATCTAAATAATTATTATTTCTATTTTCAAATTTTTTTTTACTTTCTAGTCGTGTATTAATAAAAGTTCTATCTACTGACATACTACTATTTATTATAAATTTATTAAATTATTTTAACTAATATATAATATATGTAGTAACCGCATTGATTTAATAATCCACTATTTTAGGAGCTATATAATAATGTAAATAACTATTATCACTAATGTTAAACTCTAATTTCATAGGATTATTTTCTGAAAGATTAATCAATAATCGATTACATAAACTTCCTATTTTAAGTATTGTTTCTATTTTTGAAAGACTAAACTCAATATTAAAAGTATTTCTAAAAGGATAGACTTTATAGTCTTCTATTTTTTTATTAAGCACTATTTTACCATTTTGTTTTTTTACTATAAATTTTTTATTATTTATAGTTAGATTTTCTTTCAGTATTGTTTTAATACATCCAAAATCCCCATCTCCATAAATATTTATGGTCTTATCATTGGCATTTATATCAAACTTTATAGTTTCTGATTTTACTATATTTATTTCTTGACATAATCTACTAAATCTATTAAAACTAATATCTATTTCTTGTTCATAATCTAAAGATGGTATATCTAAAGTATTACTATCAGTATCTATTAATCTTATATTAAATTCACTTTTTCGATATATATTTTCAAATACTAATGTTAATTTATCCAGACCCTTGTCTAATGATAATAATAATGTATCTAACTTATCGGTAACACTTAAAATTTTACATAACTGTTTTAGATTTATTCCAATCATAATAGTTTTGTTATTTGCATTATAATTATAACTACTAAATTCTTCTCGATCTATAAAACTATCTATAACAGAAATATGAGAATTATCCATTGTTTGAATAGATAATCCATTTTTATCTATTATTATTGTTAATATATCTATAATTTCTTCTATAGATTTAAAATATTTTAGAAGAAAATCAGGATTTAAATGTTTAGCTAAAAAAATCATTTATGTATTTATTTAAGAGTTATTTAATAATCAAATTATTTTTTATGTAAATATAAATTGATTATATAGATTTAATATATAACTATTAGAATAATAAAGAGTTTACTAATATTTTCTTATATCGATATTTTCTTATATATATAAGAAAATACCTAGTAATCATATTTTGTATGTTCATCTATATAATCTATCTCATCTTCTGTTGATTCTCGTTCTAAGATTATATTTCGTTTAGGAAAGCGTCCAAATTTTTTAATAACATCATAGTGTTTTTTTTGATGAAATAAAGTTTTTTTAAGAATATTTTTTTCACAAGGGTTTGTTTCATTCTTAACTAAATTTTCTAAAATATTTACACCTAATTTTTGATCATTTATGTTTTCACTGTGTTGATAGGGCATTAAGATAAACATTTTTTCGGCTGCGCTTGCCTGATCTAGATATAACTCCAATCCCATTTCTGTAAATAATAATATTTTTGTATCATTTTCATAGGCTTTACTAGTATTTCTATAAATATGTCGTGAAAATTGGTCCATTAGAATAATCATTGCTAAATATGATTTATAAGATGTTAACCAATCTAATAAATAACCTTTCTCTGCTAATTTAAGAATATCACTAAATTCTTTTGTAATATGGGAGTCATACTTATTTTTACTATGAAACCATTTTTTATAATCTAACTTTTTATAAAACCAGAATTCTAAAATATTAGAAACATAATTATTAACCATAGATGTATTAAATTAATATTTTAATTTAATTAAAATATTAAAATATTACGAAATAAAGATCTAATTTAAATAAATATGATTACTAAAAATATTAAGAAGATTTCATCTATATTAGAAATTATTATTTTATATAGTGTTTTTATATATATTTTTTTAAAAACTTTTAAAAAATATAGTATTCTTAATATTAAACATAGTTTTATAAATTTAGAGGAAAAAGATCCAACACTTATTTCCATTTTAAATTCGAGTAATAATACTTCTCATAAAACTGTATTTAATAATTATATAGGTATATTAGTAAAAAAATTATTTTCTAAAGTTTTAGATTCATTTAATTTTATATTTTCTATTTTTCACCGAATTTTTGGATCTTTTTTAAATACATTAGATATTATTAGAAATTTAACAAAACCAATTAGACTTTTTTTTAAAAATACAACTTTACTATTTTATAAAAAATTACAGAATTTTATGATAGGAATTTCTTATTCGATGCATAAAATTCGAAATAGTTTAAGAAGATCTGTTTCTGGCTATAATATGGCTTTTCATAGTTTAAATCATATTAATTACTCTTTTCAAAGCATCTTAAATTCCCCGATTCCTAAGATTGTTAAGACTTTTAGTGGAGTTACACATTGGTTAGATAAATCGTTTAATAAGTTAGGACTTTGTTTTGATGGAAACACTCTTATTAATACGATGAGTGGACTTAAAAAAATACAAGATATTCAACCTGGTGAAGAATTGGATAAAGATAATTTTGTGATTTCATCGCATAAATTTATATGTAATTGTGATATGTATAAATATAAGAGTATCATCGTTTCCGGGTCACATTTAGTTAAACATAATAATGAATGGATTCGTATTAAATTATTGGCAGATTCGATTAAAATAAATTATATAGATTATTGTATTTTTTGTTTAAGCACAACTAAAGGAAATATTATAATAGATAATGTTGTATTTAAAGACTATTCCGAATCGTATGGACTTAATATAAATAAGACTATTAACAGTATAGTTTTAAAGGAATTAAATAATACAGAAAATGTTGTTAATAATTATAGATTAAATTATATAGAACAGGGCCTAGATAAAAACACATATGTCAAGAAAAAAAATAATTATGTTAGAATTAAAGATATATCTATAGGAGATTATTTAGATAATGATAATAGAGTTATAGGCATCGTTAAGGTATGTTCAAAATTTAATACAGTATTTAAATATAAAAATAAATGGATATTTTCTAATAACATTAAAATTAATGAAAATGGTATATGGATAAATATTATAGATTCAATATATAGTATAAAAATTAATAATTATATAGATATATTATATCATTTAGTTGTAACCAAAGAAAAATTTATTTTAGAAAATAATTTAATAATCCGTGATTATATAGAAGTGCACAATAATATAACAAATAATATTATTGATAAAACTGTAGAGAATTATTTAAATTTTAATTAATTAAAATTAATTAAATTTTAAAGAATTCTGAAAAAAAAATATTTGTATATAGTATAGATATGAATTCGGATAGAGCGGTGAATAATAAAGTTGTAAATAATATACCAAAACATTATTTATTAAAGAAACAAACTCCTAAACTTAAACGTAAAATAGCAGCTAGACAAGTAGCTTTAGATAGAATTAACCAATCTGGCACCAGAAGTTTAAACTCTAATTTATTAGGTATAGCATTGTCAGGAACTGCATCGGTAGAGTACGATGACAACGGATCGGCGGCTTCGGCGACCACTTACGATGCCGATCTGTATATAGTTGGTACTGCTGGCGCCACCACTGTAACTATCGGCATGGACGTTGACGCGGGCGCGACCATAACAGGAGTCGACATGGCAACCGAGGTCGGTCCAGTAACTATAGCAGCCGATATGCATGACAGCTCACCGGACTCCACTGCTGATAATGGCGAGGGGAACCCTGTAAGAAATGAGGACGAAAGGCGTGTAACTGTATCGCTCGACGCTCCTATTGGGGATGCGACAATTGGGTTAGATAACAGTGGCGATGTAACCGTTTCAGGCACATGGGGAGAGATCACTTTAACGCACACAGTTAAGGACGGTGCCGATAGCACCGCAGGTTCTTTCTCCATTGCGGGTATGAATGTATCACTAAGTAATGATGGTGGAGATACAACGTGGACGATCGGCACGACTTTATCAGGGGTAGCCTTAGCACTAAGCAGCTTGGGCGATGTTAGCGCTGAATTCGGTTTAGCTGGTAACATGATGACGGTAAGCCACGTCGGTGACCGCGCATCCGAGATCGCAACCGTCGACGCCACTGAGGTGGATGCTGTACATTCCAAAGCCTCAGAAGCCTCCTTCAGCACTGTATCCATTTCACGTCCTCTTCCATCAGGAGCCACACTTAGCGCAACATACAGCACCAAAGACGACTCCCTTACACTCAAGGCTGCGGTCGCTTTCTAAAAATATTTATACCTAATTATTTATTTAGGTTTAAATACTTTTAATTTAAAATATTTTTAAATAGTAGTATGCTAGAACATATTTTACAACATTGGAAATATCTATTAAGAATATTGCTTATAATAATAATTTCTATCGTAATTTATTCATTTATTATATCTAAATCACTAAAAAACTATATATTAAACAACTGGAATTATTATAAAAATAAATCATACATTATTCCTTTTTCTGGATTTATAAAAAAAAATCCTGGAATGACGACCGCCCAAACAACCACGCATAATTTTATAACTGTATTATGGCTAACAGTTAAGAAAATACTTTTATTTTTAATAAAACCTATTTACCCTTTTTTAAGATTAATTATTAAAGTTATAGATTATATAAAAAATATTCTAGATAATTTTAGAATTCAGTTTAAAATAATGAGAAATTTTTTATTTAAAATGATCGAAAATATATATACTAGACTTCAAAATTCGGTCGCAGCAATCACCTATTTTTTCTTAAAATTAAGAGATGGATTAAAAAAACAAATAGGTTTATTCAAAATTTTATCGTGGACAGTTGCACACTCCTATTATTTTTTATACTCACTAGTAAAAGGACCTATAGGAACATTTGGTAAATTTGGAGAAAAATGGGGGCTCGCCGCATCGGTATTTACATTAGGTATTCCTGGAGCTGCAACCTGGTTTTCATCCGTTTGTTTTGATCCAACCACTCCTATTAAGTTAATTAATAATAAAATAGTTAAAATAGAAGAAATTAAAATAAATGATATTTTATTAGATAATAATACTGTTAAGTCAGTGTTAATATTTAATATAGAAAATAATATTGTTCCTATGTTTAATTATAAAAATATAATCGTCAGTGGGGATCATATTGTATTAGAAAATAATAAATTTATTAGAATAAAAGAATCTTACCTTTCTAAACCAATATTTTATAAAAAAAATAAACTTATTTGTTTGGTTACAGAAAAAGGAATTATTAATATAAATGGACTTTTATTTAAGGATTATTTAGACACACATAATATTTCTATTAATCATAAAATTCATAGAATAATTGAGAATTCATTAAATTCTAAAACGTTAGATTCTTTTAAAAGAATCCCAGATTTATTATGGGGATTTTCTGAAAACACCATTGTTAACTATAAAGGTAATCGTATTATTTTAAAAAATATTAAAATAGGTGATATTATCTTAGGATCTAAAGTAACAGGGATTATACACATATCCAAAAATATATTAACGTCCTACGAATATTCTCGTAATACTTTTAAAATATATGTTTCAGGTAATCAACTGGTGAAAGAAGATAATAAATGGATTCGTGTCAGTCAATCTAACTATTCTAAAAAAATACAGCCAATTAATATAGATTATGTTAATTTCACAACCGAAAATAATTTAATAAGTATTAATAATATTTTATTTAGAGATTTTATAGAAACAACTGATATTAAAATAATAGAATCTATTAATAATTTAGTAGACCAGGAACAAAAAAATAGTAATACCTTAATATAGCCTAATTATTATTTTTATAAAATATTAAAATAAATTATTATAATAATGTATTTTAATGAATTTTATAAAAATAATAAATTAATAGTTACACTATTAATTATTATAATAATATATTTTATTATTTATTCAAACTATTTATATAAAAATACGACTAACTATATTGTTAAAAATTGGTATAATTTAAAAGATAATCCAAATTCCGCAATATTAACTCCATTGGTTAATAATAAACAAAATGTATTTTCTGGAATTTTAGCAAATTTTATACAGTATTTTACAAAATTATTTAAATCATTTATAGGATTATTTATTAAACCATTTGTATATTTTATTAAATTAATTACTAAAACATTGTTTAGTATAAAAACAACCTTAAATAAGTTTAGAAATATGGCACAGGTTTTACGAGAATTATTTAAGGTCACCGTCGAAAAAACAGCAGACCGAATTAATAACTCCTATTCCGCTATTTTATATTTACAGGAAAAAATAAAATTATTAATAAAAAAACAAAGTGCGATGTTCACTATATTTAAACAATTTTCACTCTCCCTAACATTTATATTATCCAGTTTTGTTAATGGACCTGTTCCCCGAATTGTGAATTTTTTTAAACATTATGCGACCTTAATGTTTACATTTATAGGGTTTTGTCTGGCGTGTGTAGTAGGAGGTCCATTTACTAAAATGATAGCGTGCCCTGTTTGTGCTCTATGTTTTGATAAAAATACACCAGTTCATATGACTGAAACACGAACAATACCTATATATCAATTATCTGTTAACAATAGAATATATAGAGGAGGTAAAATACTAGGTATTATTAAAGTATTATCGGGTACAAGCAGTATCTATAAATATAATAATACGATTGTATCTGGGTCTCATTTAGTACAAGAAAATAATAAATGGAAAAGAGTAGAAAATGCTTTAAATAGTAATAGAATTCTATATTCACCTGATAATTTACTATATTGTCTTATAACCGAAAATAATTTAATTATTTCTAATAACACCACATTTTCAGATTATTCAGAAACCCGCGACACGTCAGTCCTTTCATCGATTAATGATTTTATCAGCAATTATCTAAATAATACAAAGATTAAAACTATCTCTAAAGATCATTTATACTATGGTGGCTTCAGTTCTAAAACAATCATTAAAATAAATAATAAATTAGTAAATATAAATTTAGTAGAAATAAACGATAAATTAGAGAACAGTTATGTTATAGGTTTAATAGAATTAGATGGAGGTGATAAGATATTATATAATTATAAAGGAATTATTGTGGTTGGAAGCCAACGTGTTTATGAAAATGGTTTATGGATAAGTGTGTATCAATCTAAATATTCTACAAAAGTAGACTATAGAGAAGAAAAAATTTATCATATTATTACAAACAATAATAAAATAAAAATTAATGATACACTATTTACCGATTTTTGTGAATCTCACGATATAGAAATAAATACCAAAATAGATAATTTATTATTAGATTATAAAAATAAAGAATTAAGTTAATACTATTTCTTCAGCTGTATTTATTTCTTCAGCTGTATTTATTTCTTCTAAATATGTTTTATAAAATTGTTCAGCAGCTTCTACTCCGTGATTAAAGCCATCTTTGATAATTTCGGGTGTAAAATCCATAAATGAACATTTCATCGTATTCGTAATAGGAATACATCGACCTTCTTTAATATAATTAATAATATTTAAGCTATTTAATGAATTAAATCTAGTTATATCTATTAAACTTGCTAAATAGATTAAAATATTTGAACATTGAGGTTCTATGTATCTAACAATTTCTTGGTCAAACCCTACTATTATAATTAAATCCGCCTTAGAATTTATAATATTATTTGTTGGATACGTTTCTAATAATCCACCATCAGTGTATAATACGTCATCAATAGATACAGGATTCGATATAATCCACGGAGATGCGGATGCTGTTACATATTTAAATAAATCTAAATGAGTTCCCTGGACATATTCTATTTTAGCACATTTTATATTAGTAACAACGCAAGAGTATTTTTCTAATATAGATTGATCCGCATTTTTTAAACTTTCTGATAAATGGGTATCGAGTAATACAGTTAATAAATCGTTATTATATAAACCATTATTATAAAACCCTGCGTATAAATTGTAGAATTGCCCTAGAAGTGGTTTTTTAGACCATTTTCCAAAAAAATCATTAATATCTTTAATAGATAACCATATCTCTTTAAGAACAACTGCTTTATCTAATATTGTAGCAATACCATTTATAGCACCTACAGATGTTCCATCTATTTTATATATCTCAAATGTATCTTTATATTTTGTCATTAGTTCATACAAAAACCCTGCCTGAAAACTACCTCTTACACCACCCCCAGGTAATATAAAATGTATTTTTTTTTTCATATATATCTAATATATAAGTATATTTAAGTAATTTATTAATAGAATTATTCTAAAAATATATAGAATAAAAGTAATGATAAAGGTAGACTTTATAAAAAATAATTACAACAGAATATGAAGCAATAGTATTCTTATAATAACTTAATATTAAATTTTATTTAATATTAAATTGTTATATAATTATATAATGGATAGCTATACAATTAATGTAACAAATAGTAAATCTTTATCTCAAAATGTTATTAATAATTATAACTTAAATGTAGATTATTGTTGTAAAACAAAAAATAAAATAACTGTATACTCCGATATCACAACAATAGAAAATCTAAAAAATATAGGATATAGTATTACTAAAAATCCAACTGAAGTATATTATAAGAATAAAACTATTAATAAAAGATTAGGACAATATCATTTTCAGAATGATCTCAAATTATTTTTAGATTCTATAAAAAAAAAATATTCGCACATAGCAAGTTACGAAACGATAGGTTATACAAAAAAAAAAAAGAAATCTATTTATGACAAAAATAACATCTAATATTAAAAAAAACTATGAAAAACCAGGGTTTTTACTGAGTGCAAATATACACGGAAATGAAACATTAGGGAGAGAATTATCAA